AAGTAATATGTATAACCTTCCATCGGGATACCGAATCGTTTAGCCAGAATATCGTTTCTGACAGCAGGTGCTTTCTCAGCTCGCTCGACATCGAGCTGGTAAGTTTCATAGCTAACAGTCTTACCAAGATTCGGATTAGCTTTAAGCCACATCTCGGGCTCCGCTACTTCATCGATAGAATCGAGCTTGTACCACCAGATAGAGACGTGAGGATTCTGGTATTCTCCTTTGAGAATGTCCATTAACTCCATTTTGATTGTATCGCCGCATCCGTTTCGGACAGTACCTTCGGAACTAATAGCAACGATCAGATAGTCGTTGTCCTGGTCGGCACCGCCCTGTTCCTTGGTGGCACCCTGTTCGAGAGCGCCAATAGGATCTTCCTTAATGTCGCCAGAAAGCCATTCATCAACCGTGGCGCACTTGACCTGTAAGCCCTGAAGCTTATCGATAGACATGGGGCGAATCTCTAATAGAGAATTAGTAAGGAAGTTTTCAATACCCTTCTTAGTAGAAGCGAGTTTCATACGTTCGGCTCTGGAACCGGTAGTATTCTGGAGAGAACCCTCAGTTAAGAATTTGAACAAAGGCCCTCTAGCTCGAGTGATAGCAGTACGAATGGGCGACAATACCTCTTCCGCCTGTTTCATAGTAGGCGCAGTAGTAATCTGATGCGTAGTAGCAGTGTTGATGTTCAGAAAGAAATTCTGAATACAAGATGCATACATAGACTTAGCAGCACCACGAGCAACGATAAGATACTGCTTGTTTACAAGTCTCTTCTTGATAGTTTTCTTCACATAACGGCCGCCATGACCGCTAGGATCGGGTACGTATACGCTTCGGTCTACAAAGTAGTACCATCCGAATATCTGCTCTGCCCATAACTTGAATGTGTCAAGTAACCGCAAGTCTGAGCCATCAGTAAGAGTGAGCTCGTTCTCGCAGAAATTAACAAAACCCTGGATAGCTTGGTCGTCATACCAAATTCCAGGGTTAGCGATTAGAGCATCTATTCGGTTCATCTCCATAGAGACGGTTTCGCATACAGGTATTTCACCTCGAATTACGGCATCACGAAACATGCCATAGTATTTCGGGGTGGCAGTGTTTGATAATGCCATTTTGGGTTCACCCCTTAAGTTCCTTAATAGCAAGAGCTATAGCTAAAGCAGAGCTGCCAACCGCAAGAACAGTGCCAGCGGTATCGAGTATAGAACTAGCTACCTCTCTGCCTTTAGAAATTTTAGGAGCTTGCTCCGGAGCGAATAAGTCATTATACTGTCGCTCGAGATTGGCACGATTAATACGATCTCTAAGCTCCTGATCACTCATGCCACTAAGATCCAGCTTTTGTTTTTTAGAAGATCCTCTGGTACTACTTTCGATGTTCTTAAGCTGCCGAGTCATATCGGAAGTAGAATCTACTACTTTCTTAGTTCTACTAATATCTTCTTTAACCCAACGACGAGCATCGGGGCCGTCTATGACAATGCGATTATCTTTCTTCTTAGCATTATTCTCGCTAATATCGCGATCGTAGCGCTTTCTACCAGCCGGGGTCAGAGAGCCATCCTTGTTCTGATAACGTCTAACGCCCCACTTCATGCCTTTGATACCGTGATGGTATAATTCATACTCCATTTTGAATTCCTCCTTCCCCTGAGAATGTTCATATGTAATGGATGGATTTAAGCTTGTTCAGATCCCATTCGAACAGCATAAATCTTTTATGTGAACCGACGAAATCTTCCTTATCAGACCACTCATCGGTCTTACTGCCTGTAGACAGTCTGCGGATCATAACTCCATGAATGTCAGACTCAGCTTCACGATGAAGATGACCCGCATGAACCTCTCGAACAGTCGCATTAGCAAACTCGGTAGGGAAACTAACGGGGAAGATCTGAGCGAGATTCTTAGGAGTAGCCTGCTTCGAATCGCCATGAGTCACCATGATAGCATTCTTGCCATAGCTTACGACTTTTCTATTAGTAATAGAGTCGTCGACAATGATGCTACCATAGCGCTCGAGCAGCACCTGGACAAACATCCACGAGATGCTTCGGTCATGGTTACCGGCGGTGTACATAACCGACACTTCGCTGGAATGAGAAAGAGCCGCATCGATGATAGCATACATAAACTGCTTGCCATCTCGTACGGCTCTAACCATATCAACTTTTTCAATTACAGTACCCTTGGTAGTCTGTCCATTTACAATGCTGTCATTGTGGAAGAAGTCCTGACCGAAAGGAATCACGATGCAATCCCAGTGCCGACTTTTGATGATGCCGAGAATCTCATTAAGCACCGGCTCATAGTAATCCATAAAGGCTATACCCCAATGCATATCGAACAGAGGAATCTCGAGCATTCTGTCAGAAGATTCGAAAGTCTTCTCGGAATACTCATAAGGTTCGACCGCTTCACGGACACCGGTCAGGAATTCCTCAAGATCAATGTCTCCCGCTCGCTGCTTAATCCATGCCTGGATTATCTCGCCATCCTTGCTAACCTGGACCGTAGCATCATGAGCGATGAAGCCTTCATAAGTACCCTTCTCAAGAGTGAGATCTTCTGTATACTTCTTATCCATCCAACGCTTTATAGAAGTTGTAAAAGCTTTATACGATTGAGGAATATCAAACTGGTTGACGAAGTAATCATCATAGATTTCTCTTAAGGAGGTCCCACTTGCGAACATATCACAACATGTCTTCTTGACCTCGATAGGAATAATGTTCGCCATTTTGAATTCCTCCTTTCTTTTTAAGTTTTAATCTCGATGTAATCCTTATCACAGTAACCCTTAAGACCGGAAGAAGTTACCACCATGTAGAACTCGGAATTCGACTCATCTTCATTGATGATCACCTGAGCTCCCTTAGGAATGTCTCCTATGATTTCAGCATCAGGATCAGGCTTAACTCGAATAACCAGCTTCACACAATCTACAACGATACCGACCATAGTCTTACCTTCGGGACTAGATTCAATGATCTTAGTTTCCGCTTCAGCATTAAGGCACCACTCGTATTCGCTAATCATCTGCTTAAGCGCTTCTAGCGCAGAAGAGGCAGAAGGCGGATCGAACTGCATTCGGACCTTGGCGCCCATGTATGCCTTAGTCGATTCACGAAGAAACTTATCATAAGGAATAAACTGTTCCCAGATTTCACTAGAGCCGGTAACTACAAAACCTTCAGAAGGACCGACACCAATCTGCTTTAATCTGAGAAGCGTACTGTTGATGTACATGATGATTTGATCGTCGTAGGCTTTGTACTCTTCTGTCATACCGGCAAGTTTCTTAGTTGATGTCAGTATACTAGTCATAATTAATCTCCTTAGGGATTGACTTCAATGTACTTGCGCATACAATAGCCTTCCATGCCGGCGGGAGTGCAAACTGCATAGAACTCGTCGGTGGACTCAGCTTCATCGATGACCACTTCGGTGCCGCGAATCAGAGTACACATAATCTCAGCATCAGAGCTAGGCTCGAATCGCATGTTAAGCTTGGAGCAATCGACAACAACGCCGGTAACTTCCATCATAGGAGTGGACTCAACGACGGGAGCCTCTTCGATCATGGAAGGCTCTTCGGGAGTTTCCTCGACCGGAATAGTCTCGACTTCCTCGATCACAGTTTCAGGTTCAACGGGACGGCTATAAGGCTTGGAATAATTATTATAGTTCTTGTGACTCATAATTTCCTCCTAAAAATTTTTAGTGTCTCCACGGACACGTATCGTTTTTTGTTCTAACAATCGGATCTAAAATGAGTAGACCCGAATCGCCGTAGTGTATAGCGTTGTGAGTATTGTGAGTTGTAGATATAAGATACTCGGGATCTAAAAGAAATTCGGTTTCTTCTTCGACGTCTTTAAGCGATACCGGATTCATATGATGAATTAATATTCGCTCATTAATTTCGTAACCTTCAATTCCAAGATCGCATCCATTGTCTCTTACGATTACCTGATTACGAATGCGCTTCCATTTTTGCGAACGGTAAAATATCTGATTGAGGTAACGATCGAATCCGAAAGTGTCTTCACCGACTCGCCCATCAAGTTTCAAGTATTCATAGCGCTCTTTAAAAGTTGGTAATTGTATCAGCTCAGAATATCTTTTAATTCTCGTACTCATCCGGATCACCTTGTCCGCTATAGTTTCGCATAGCTTTAATCGCTTCGGTATAAATCCCTTTAAGCTCTTCAGTAGACTTAATAGCCTCAGTCTTAGCGCTAACTAAATCTTTCTCCCGCTCGAGAATTTCTTGCTCGACCTTATACTTTGGGGTTGCGAGCTTTAGAAAATGCACAGTCTCCTGAGCAGAGGCAGTTCCGTCAATTAATCGCTGCTCTACCAGATCAATAGCTAAAGATATCAACTGATTCTGTCTTGCTTCCGGAGATAACGCGGGTCTAATCTTCTTAGTTGGACCAGGCGCTTTTACTTTCGCCATACTTACTGCCTCCTTTCTTAAGTTTCAAATATAGTCTTCGTATACTTTCTCTCTCTTTTCTAACAACTTTAATAGCATATAAGAAGACTTACGAGGCCGCTTCTTAGATCACTTGAAAGGAGAGAGAAAGAAAAGGTAGGAGTGGAGAGAAATATGGACACAACCACGAACCTCGTAAGCCCTCGTATATGCTATTAAAGTCGAAATGCTTTTCAAAAATATCCCTCCGGAGAAAA